ACACGGTCGTATAGTTCGCTCTCCGCTGCCGGTGCGCCGGGATGAATTTCAACAACTTTATATCCGCGATCACGCAGAATATCTATCGTGCCGACTGTGGGGCCTACACTTTCCATCACTATCGCATCCGGCTTTACTTTGTCGGCTTCCGCTGCGATTATGTTGGCGAGCTGCGTGTTACGCAACCGGCCACGGATGACTATTGGCTTGTGCGTTCGCGCGTCACGACCTTGCCTTATGCGGATTATGTTTTTGTCAGGACCGAAGCGTGCGCCGTCAACAGCCATGATAATCGGCGCTCCGCTATCGAAAAACAGTTCGCGCGCAATGGCTGCGTCAATAACATCTTTGGATATAAACCCGTTGTAGGATTGCAGCGGAAACACGCCGCGTATACGCACCTTTACTTCGTCGCTGTCTTCGCCGTAGCGCTTTATGATATCCAGCAGCGCCATCTTGTTCGTATGCGACACGTCAAAGCTACTGACGTGCATGGTAAAGTACAATTCTTTATGCTTGTCAAAGCAATCGGCAAACTCACCGTCAGCCTGCGTTGGGTTTCCGAACGCAAAAAAGAAACCTTCACCATCCGTGAAAGCGCCCATCGCGACTTCCCATAACTTCGCGAAGATGCCGCTGGCTTCATCAAATATGATGCACACGCAACCGGCTTCGTTGTGCAACCCGGCGAATGCTTCCGTATTGTGCTCACCAACCGTGAATGCGTTTGCCATATAGTTCTTGCGCTTGTCTTCTGGATACAAGCGGAAGTAATAGCTAGTCGCCGTCCACTCAAACCAATGCTTATTGATTAAGAGCTGATGCCACTTCGCCAATTCCGGCCATGTCTTCGTTTCGAGTTGGTGCGCTGTGTTAGCTGTAACACCTATGCGCGTATCACGTCGCGTTGACATGAGGAACTGCGTTACCCACGCGACCATTGCGGACTTGCCTACACCGTGACCGCTCGATACTGCGCTACGCCACACAAAGCGGTCCAAGCCCCAATTCTCCATGTGTATGTTATCTTCAATATGCTTGCCAAGTGCCTTTAGCGTCTTTGCCTGCCACGGTTCGGGGCCTTTCTTTTTTGCCAGCGGATTAGGCGAACCGTCAGGCAGAAACGGCTGGCCCCAAGGGTACGAGAACATGACCCAACCGTACGGATCGGCGTAGAAGCGCGTGACGTTTAACGCCAGTTCTGCCTCTATCTCAGGTGATAGCTTGACGCTCATGCAATGTGTCCGTATATTGGCAGCATGATTAGCACGTATAACAATCTGCCAAAAGTCATGCAAGTGCTTGAGCTGCTGTGTCAAGGCTACACCTTGACCAAGGCGTGCGATATGAACACTATCACGCCTTCTGCGTTCAAACATATTATTGCGTCAGACGTGCAACTGCAAGCGGCGTTTGAAGACGCGGAACAGCGCAGCTACGATACTATGGCTGACTTGCTGCTCAACCCGTTTGATAATCGCGTATTCGGTGACACAGACGTTAAGAAAATTCGCATTATTTCAGAAAACATCAAGTGGTACTTGTCGCGCAAGCGCCCGACACAGTACGGCGACAAGTCTATTGTAGAGCATCAAATTACTGCGGATCGCGCCATCATTGATGCTATGCAGCAAGGCAAGCAGCGCGTTATCAACAGCGTCGTAACTGACGTGGCCTATACTGTTGTAGAAAAAGAAACGCAGCCCGCTAAGGCTGCGCTCCCTCCCGAATTGCTTCAGTTCGTCTAGGCTGACGAAACATCAAAATAGTATTCGGCGTCTTTCGTAAGGCTCGTTCTCGCGCCTGCGTCGGCGTCAAGCTGAACGTCAAACTTGTTGCCATTCGCCGTGTTGAAGAAACGATCCGCTTCGGGGATGGTCTCATCATTCACGGGCTGGAACTGCGCCCTGTTATTCATGATGGAAACGCACTTCGCTCTAAAACGTGACATGCACTTTCTCCTTCGTTTGCGCTCGCACAATTGCGAGCATTCAGTAAAATCTGCCACTTATGGCTACTGCCGCAACATAGTTAATTGCGAAGAACAGTAGAATTACCTGCCAAGGTTTCATCATTACTCTACTCCTATACTAACTGCGCTTTGTTATTCGCAATTCTGTTGTTCGCTATGTCAACATAAACTGCGGTCGTTCCGTGAGTACCGTCACCATCGTTGGGCGCGGCCTTAACCACAAGCCCATTCGCACGTGATGTTACTATACTCACATTTAGCGTACATGTATAGGGGCCTGCGCCTGTCACTGCTGTAACAGTGCTAACTTCAAAGCCTGATACGCCAGCACCGAACACAAGTGCCTCACCTAATGACGGCGCCACGCTTAACGTGCAAGACGTGCCTGTAAACGGCCCGTTACTAAGTACGCCATTATTGTATGCACGCACTTTCCACTTCTGCGCATTCGTTCCGTCTGACACTTCTGCGCCAGCATCAAAGTAGCCGTCACTCTTTATACTGCCATTGCGGATCGCGTCATTGACCTGCTGCCGCACGGCTGAGTTTGAAACTGCCGTCTGGTTTGCCGTATCAGTAAACGCTGAGTTGGCGCCAGCCGTTGACTTCGGAAACATGGTACGTGGGAACACCTTACAGTCAAACTGTTCCTTAGCCATATTAATCCACGCCTGCGTATTCGCCTGCCATACCGCAAGCGATACGTTATCATCGTTCTCGTTTCCAAACCCTACGATGAAGTCAAACGGATGCTGGTCTACAGCCTTATAGGCGTCCACGAAGCGGCGCCGGTTGCCGGTGCCTAGCTGCCACATGCCGCTACCGCGCACGCCCTGTGTAGCGCAGTTAAGGTACGCGTAACGTCCGCCCGTGGTGCTATCGAGCCCGCGTTGCCAGAAGCCCATATTGCCGCGCGCATCGGCCAGTGACGGCGTTTCATCTTCACTGAAGTCAATACTGCAACCGAATATGCCGACGACCGGCAGCGTCGTACCTTTGGCGCAAATCATTGACGGCCCATAGTACAGACCGCTCGCCGTGTTACTTATACTACCGCTTGTCAGTAAAGCTGTCTGATCGCTGGCACTCCACTGCGCAGCTTCGCTTAAAGTAGAGTTGCGCGAGTAGCCAACAGGACGCGTTTCGCCCGTATTGACCTTACTGATAGTACGCACGTTGCACTGGCCTAGTGTCGGCGTTACAAGCGTAGGGCACTTGCCTATGGCTGTGCCGCCAGCCGGAATGTCAACGAACGCAGCACCGTCAAATGTGATCGGATAGAAAACACCGCCGCGCTCCACGCTGGCGTATACACGCATGGCATTGGCGTTATCGACTTCCGGCTGCGTAGAGCCGTCAAGCTTCGTCACCCAATTATGATAAACGAACGTGTATTCCGTCAGGTTTATCTCTGTCGGAAAGAACACTATGCGTGAAATCATCCACTCGCGCCCGGCGCTGCCGGTGCCTAACGTGTTCATGCCGTGTATGCGTGTAACACACGGCAGCAATCGTTGCGCTCTAGGTATTACTATGTGCGGACGCACGATTGCGAACGGGGCGCGGCCCCACAGTGCAGGGCGCCGCGCCGTGAGTATTGCGCGGGCCATTACGGCATTCCTGAAATCTTGGATACGGTTGTACCGGCTGCGACAATGCCGATGGACGCCAGCATGCGCGTCTCGCCAGCAAGAAAGTCCTCCGTGATCTGCGCGCCGTTCATGTCAATGTACTTGATCGCGCCGCTGCTATTTGCGCGCAATGCACGACACGGACGCGCCCACGTTACGTCGCCTGCGGTCCACTGAAACGCTGTCGGATGCGCGCCTAGTGACGTTACATTGGTGAAGTTATAGAGGTCTGCCTCGGGAGTGTTAGCCATACTGTCCTGCCTTTCTTAGAAGCCTAACGATGGTTCCTACTAAACGCAAAATGGAGCGCAGCGCTGCGCTCCATTCTGCCACACTTGTAGGCGGTCGGTCGCCCTACACTAGCAGCACTGCCTCATGCCTCAGTGCCGCTACACTGCTAAACTACTTTCGGCAGACCCATGCTGTCGGTTTCAGGATGCGGATGCTTTTCAGCGTGTTTTTCTAGCGCTTCAATGCGCGCATGAAGTCCTTTGTCCGACTTACCGCTAACTGCCTTGCTGCCTTTTTCCAGCGCCTCAACGCGGTCAATAAGCGTACCGAGCGCTTCGTCAATTCGTGTTGCGTAATCTTCAACATCGGTCAACCTGTCTTCGACTGTCTGCGCAGTGGCGTCAACGACGTCTGGCTGCTTTTGCGTCTTCGCGTTCATGGTGGTCTATCTCCCAAGCTTTGCAACCCAAGTAGCGCCACGTTAACACCCCTTGACAGATTTGGCAAGCCTATGCGATAACGCCAATTGTCCGGCTTCCCTTCGGATTGCGAGCGTGCATAGCCGGGCAGGGTTTTGCCTTTCCATTTTCCCTGTCCGGCTGGCGCGCTCTCACCTGAAGGATCGCAGGCAAACTCTCCCCAATGAGGCCCCTCTAGAGCCCCGTGGCGACTTAGCAGCGTCACGGGGTTTTTAGTTGCCGCGCTAAGCGCAGTTCCGGGCAGTTGGGACAGTATAGCTTGCTGCCGTGCGTTACCAACATTCGTCGTTGCACATGGTATATGCCGCAAGCGCAGCTAACGTTACGCCGCACAAATGCGGCCTCATGTCGTGACTGCTTTCCGATCTTAATATTGAACGGCTTGCTCATCGTAGGCGCCAGCGCCCGCGCAGTATAGCGCGCTGCCACTCTTCGACCGGGCGTTCTATGACGTATTCAACAAATGCGACAGGATCAGCGCGTCTCACGCTCGCCTTCGCTACCATCATGTGTACTGTGCAAGCCCATA